CTCCTGTTCACGAACATCAGCGTGCCGGTATCCGCGTTTGTGGCTGATTCTACATATCAAGATTACCCATTCCGTGCGGCGATTGCGCTAACGGGGGTGCTGGATACCATGATTCCGGAGGTGGTTCTCGGCGTTGCAGACGCAATTGACGGCAATTTTGCCCCTGTTGCGGCTACATATAACGGCGGCGTGTATCTATATGCTGCAAGCGCCCCGGAATCGGCAATTACAATTCCCACCATTATTTGCTGGAAAGGCGGTGTAAGCGCATGATTGGCAGAGTAAACACCGGTGGCGGCGGCACAGGCGGCACTCTCACCGTCACAGCCCCGGCGAACGTCACCGTGACTGTTTCCAAGGACGGCAAGAGTAAGATCAAGAACTCCGGCACCAGCGGCGTGGTTGTCTTCAAGGGGCTTGCAAGCGGGACGTGGACAGTTACCATCACCAGTGACGGCAAGACCGCCCAAAAGAATGTTGTGGTCACAACCGATTATTCCACCGTGATTGCATTTTTCGCAGCCACCATCAACATCACCTATCCCGCCGGTTCGACCTGTACTTGCTCTGACGGTACAACGACTATATCCGCCCCAGACACTAGCGGTACATGGGCTTGCATTGTGCCGAACGCCGGGACGTGGACGGTGACCTCCACAAGCGGGACGGAGACCGACAGCAAGGCCGTAACTATCACCACGGATGGCCAGAGCACCTCTGTGGAGCTGAGCTATGCGCTGTTCCTGTTCAAACCAAATGCCCCGAGCGACATTATAGCCGGTGAGTGGGAAATGCCTGGGAACAGCACTGTAACCGCAGAAGCAGAATTGGTGGTTAAGTCGGTAAATAACTACAACAGCAACGGACTCATTTCTGCACGTACAAAAGGCCAAATTGACCTGACAGAGTATAGCACGCTTCAAGCGACGTGCAAAGCGTCGGGCGGCTCCAATACAAAATTGGAGGTGTACAGTGGTTCGTCCGTAGTTGCTTCGGCAGCAATCGGTACCAATCTTACTACGGTAACGGTTGACATATCTGCCCTGTCCGGGCTTCACAGTATCGGTTTTGGCGGTAGGCATACCGCGTATTTGACGATTACATACACCGCGACGGAAATCAAATTGCTGAAATAGGAGGGCGGCGCATGAAAACGATTTACATTGATTCCGAGTTTAAGTGCCACGTTTCCCCCAGCAGCGGGTACACTTCCGTTGAAACGGACGCTTTCGATGGCAAATGCGACGCCTACATTGAGGGCTACCGCTTCATCCCGGCAGGTCAGACGTGGACACGTGCTGACGGCGTGGTGTTCACCGGCGAAATGATTGCCCCGTGGAAACCCTGGGATGAACTTGACGCCGCCCAGCGGGAGTATGAGAGGGAGCAGTATCAGACGGTTGTTGCTCAAAATACCGAATATGAATCTGCGTTGACTGAAATTGAAACCGCTCTGGGGGTGAATAACGCATGATGACCATCGAAGAGCGTAAAAACGCTATCCTTGCGAAAATCAGGGAGATAAAAGCCAGCGGCGGTGAGGAACAGCTTAAAGAGCTGGATGAAGCTTATAAGAAAGGGGTTGACAGTCTGTGACACAAGAGGAAAGAAAAAGCATCATGTATGCCCAGGGGCGGGCGAACGCGCTTGCCTTGCAGGAGAAAGCCCCGGACATGACAGGCACCGAACTGAACGCGGCGGATAGCGACATTCCCGGTTTCAAGGCCGCTGTCGCAAACAAAAACATGTTGGAGCGCAAGGCCGGGTTTGTGTGCCGGTCATCTGCTGGCCGTGTGGTGCGGCTGGTGCAGCCCTATGACAGCACTATCTACACTCAGGAGCCAGAGGAACTTCCAGCGCAGTGGGGGTTTGCTTGGAGCACCGACCCAGCGAAAGCGTTGCCGTTCGTCGCCATGGCTACCAGCCCCTACAATAAGGGCGACTGCTGCACGGAGGGAAGCAAAGTGTATCGCTCCACATTGGACAATAATGTATGGTCACCGTCCGCATACCCTCAGGGCTGGGAAGAGGTGAACGTATGACGGTAAAGCAAATTCAATGCCTGTTGACTTATCTGGGCTATTCTCCCGGCGCAATCGATGGAGCTGACGGCAGGAATACCCAAGCGGCAATCCGTGCGTTTCAAGCCGACTACGGGCTTACCGTGGACGGGATACCGGGTGCGGCTACCCAGAAAATGCTCATCGGTGCTATCGCCGGGACGGCGGTAAAGGTAAAGAAACCGGAGAGCAGCGACGCGCCGAAAACCGGGACGTTCTGGGACGACATTAAGTACTTCACCCGGGAGGAATTCCGATGCCAGTGCGGCGGGAAATACTGCAACGGTTTTCCTGCCGAACCGGTGGAAGAAACCGTCCGCATGGCGGATGAGATACGCCGCCGGGCGGGG